TGTCTCATATTCATAATATGAAACTGCTGTTCTAGCCTCAGAACCAGATTTTGTGACGTAGATTGATAAACCAGTATCATAAAAAGTTATTGAAAACTCAGGATCAACAACATTATCTTTTCCCATTATTAATTTTCCTTTACTATCTCTAATCTCTCTTGTGACCCAATATTTTGGATTATTTAAATCTGTACCATACTTTTCAAGAGAATAATCATAAATCTCTTTACTTGATAGTGGCCATTGATTTCGTACATTTGTAATTCCCGCTGTAATTAAAACAACCCAATCTAATTCATCACTTCCATATAATCCTTCAGCAACTGTATCTGGTCTCAGACCCTCTGGTATTTCAAATTTATCAAATAAAGTAAAAATATTTTTAAAGTCATCTCTAAGTTTGATTCTGCGAAATAAATTTTTTGTTTCGACAAACTCAAGGGATGAATTTTTGTCGGGCAAAAAAGAAGGATAACGCATATTTGGTAGTTCTCTGAAATATCCCATTAGTATCCAACTCCTCCTTGTCCTTGCTCAGAATCATAATCCACATCATATACTGGTTCAAGTTCTTTGAATGATAAATCTAAAATCATAGACACTGGTGTTGCGTCTTCATAAGTTGCATATACACCTTCTCCAGTATAATTAACAGATACATCTGTAAGAAAACACTGTTTAAATTTATGTAAGAACGGATGATCTTGATTACCACTTCGATATCTAAGTTCAAATATATTAGGAGACTTTAAGAAGAAATTACCTCTTGACCCAGACTTATTAGATGACTCTCCAGTTTTGGGTGCCATGTTTCTTTTAAATGATCTTATGATTAACTTAATTTGTTCTGCCTCGGCACTACTTCTTGGTGTCATTTTAAATGAAAAACGAAAACTTCTAAGTGTCGGACCATTAAAGAGAAGTTCCATATTTGGATTAAAAATTTCTCCACTTTCTCTTGCTAGTAATTGATTAACTGAAACATTACCACCAAGAGCACCCACAGCTTTTGAAGTTAAAAACTTGGTTGCGATATCTTGAATTCCAGCTCCACCTCCTAGATTTCCTAGAGTTTGATCTACATTTGCTTTAAGTTTTCCACCAACTTCTGTAAGAGATTCCTGCATATTATCAAATTTTACACCTTCCATTATACTCATTGCTCCTTGTGCTGCAGCAGCTACAACTCCATTCATTCTACTATCACCATAACTGGCACTATTACCATCTTGAACTTGTGCTGGAATTTGAAGTAAAATTGTTCCACCATCTTTTAATACACGATTTGTTAGTCCACCAATTGATCTATATCCAACTCGATTATTTAAACTATTCCTTCGACTTCCAGGACCACTTATTAAACTACCAGCACCATTTTGGTTCTGACTATTTTTTGCCACAGGAACATACTCTAAGATATCAATCTGCAGATAGTCAGTAGCAGAAGAAAGTGCTTCATAAGGATATCTTAGTATATTACTACCACTACCACTTTGAAATAAATTTTGAAAAAAGTTGAGCATTTATTAACTTTTAAAATTTTTTTAATTATTTAGTCCAATTTTCCCATAAGGTATTGAAATAAGATCTTGTAACTCATCAGAATTAACGACATGAAGAGATCCAACTATTTCTTGCCATGTATATTGTCTACTTTGACCCCAATGAAAATTAATTCCACGGAAACCCCATTGAAATATATCACTTACCGCAACTAAGGGATGAGCATCATATTGAACATTCGGTGTTTTTGGAGCGTATACAAAAGTATATATACCACCAACATCAGGAATTTGCTCTGTATTTGATAAAACTTCTAAAATTTCAATCATTAAATCTTCAGGATCTTCGATTCCAATCAGTTTATCTCTTATTGTGTTGATACGACTCATTTAATTCCTAATTCGTGCTCTGTTAATACTTGAAATTTCCATAATCTATCTTTACAAAATTCATTTCCAGCTTTCCACTTTGCCATGTTTTTTGCGTATTCACGAACCTCATAAATGTATCCTTTAGTTTGTCTTTTAGGTTTTTTTGGTGGTGTGGTTTGTTTAGATGGTTTAACCTCAATTAATTTGTGAACTATTTTTCCACTACTCTCTCTCACCTTTACATAAAAGTCTGGGAAGTAACGATGAACACGATTATCGATTGGAGACTTATATGGAATTGCGATTTCTTCAGATGACCATCTCAATATTGATGGTGTTGTATCACAATATTTCATGAATTTCAACTCCCACAAAGACCTGTAGATAATGTTTGTTGGATCACCTTTATACTTGTAGGGACATCTCGGTTTATATTTACCTTTGTATGACATCTAAATAGATAATAATACAATAATTTATATAAGGTATTTAGAGTGGCAGAATCCTTTGCAAAAAAAATTACGATGACACAAGCCAAACAAACGTTTGGTAATATTGCGTTTAATAATCATTATATTGTGAATTTTTCTTCATTGAAACCTACAATCATCAGATATCTTGAGAGATCAACTGGATTTAGTGATATTGATGAGTTTATATCAAGAACCTCTGGACTTCTTTGTAGTGATGCATCTTTACCAGCATCCGCATTTGCGACAGCAGAAGTAAAAGATAATTTTATGGGAATTCCACAAGAGTTCGCACATACTCGTTTGTATACTGATATTGATTTTACTTTTTATGTTGATAATAATTATACAATGCTGAGATTTTTTGAAGGTTGGATGGATTATATTTCAAGTGGATCTGAAAGACAAGGTGTGACTGATCGTGTTAAACCATATTATAGAAGAATGAAATATCCTGATGATTATAAAGTTGATACAATGTCGATCACAAAGTTTGAAAGAAATTATGATCGAGAGATACAATATCAATTTATGAACGCATTTCCAAAGTCAGTTACTCCGATACCAGTTACGTACGGAGAAGCTGAATTGTTAAAAGTATCTGTAAGTTTTAACTATGACAGATATATAATGAAAAGAATTAATGAACCAGAATATAATTCACTTTTTGATGCTTTATTTGGTTCAATATCAAACATTTTTTAACCCCCTAAATAGATTTACTGAATTGTAATAGGATTATTATGCCTTTACCAAAAATTAATACACCGACATATGAGTTGGTGTTACCGTCCAACAATAAAAAAATTAAATATCGTCCTTTTCTTGTTCGTGAAGAAAAAATTCTAATTATCGCATTAGAATCTCAGGATATGAAACAAATTACTGATGCGATTGTTGAAATACTAAACGCATGTGTAATGACAAAAGGAGTTGAGATTACAAAATTGGCAACCTTTGACATTGAATATTTGTTCTTAAATGTTCGTGCGAAATCTGTAGGAGAAACAGTTGATGTCAACATAACTTGTCCTGATGATGGAGAAACATCTGTTGAGATGGAAATTCCAATTGATGCGATTAAAGTTAAGAAAACAAAGAACCATCAAAATATTATTAAATTAGATGACCAATATTCAATGAAACTTAAGTATCCTGAATTAAGTAAATTTGTTGAAAACAATTTTGAAGTTGGTAGTGATACAAGTGACGTATCAAAATCATTAAGTATGATCACCTCATGTATTGAAATGATTTATGATAATGAAGAGAGTTGGGATGCAAATGATTCTACAACAGAAGAACTAGAGGAGTTTATAGAGCAATTGAATACCAAACAATTTAAAGAAGTTGAAAGGTTTTTCGATACAATGCCTAAACTGTCACACACTGTGAAGGTGAATAATCCAAAAACAAAAGTTGAATCAGATGTTGTATTGGAGGGTTTGGCTGCTTTTTTCACCTAAGTATGGCTCATACTGACCTTGAGTCATACTTTAAAATTAATTTTGCGTTGATGCAGCATCATAAATATTCATTGACAGAGATTGAAAATATGATTCCTTGGGAAAGGGAAGTGTATCTTACTTTATTACGACAACATGTTGAAGAGGAAAACTTAAAGGCACAGCAAAACAATGGATGAGACATCTCCAGTATATGAAAATTTTAGTAATAAAATGACTGCCATGAGTGGCAGACCAAAATTGAATGTGACAAATATGAAATCTCCATTCAGTGGTGGTGGAAGTATTGTGCCAAAAATGGCTCCTGGTTCTAAATTTATTCCAAGACCCTCTGGTAGAGGTGGAACTATTATACCACCAGAAGGACTAACAAGAAGAAAAAGAAGAAGTGATGCAAAACCATTTGGACAAGTTAAGGCAGAAATTGATTTAAAGGAAGAAAGAAAAAAATCTAGAAACGTATTTAAGATGATGGCAAATCTTAAAGAGAAAATTGCTATCAACTCAAAGAAAATTACTTTACTCAAAAATATATTACAGGCTAAAGATAGTTATGGTGGAAAGGAAGATCCACTAGAGGAAACTAATAAAACAATTGAAGAGATTGGAAAGATAATAGAAAAAGATTATGATTATAGAATTTCTCAAGAAAAAGAAGAGAATGATAGATTAAGATCTGATAAGTCAAAAGAAAGACAAGATGAATCAGAATC